TCTGGCCCTGGCGCCCCACAGTGGAACCAGGACCCGACCCTCCTGCGCGTCGCCCACAAGGCCCGATACGCGGCCATGCACGAGGCGTTCGAGCTCTGCGACAAGGTCGACGTCTACCTCATTCACACCCTGCCGAGCCGCAAGGCCGTGGCCACGTACAAGCGACTCGACGCCGAGATCGTGGCAGTGGACCCCGGCCGCGAGATCGTCATGGCGCGCATCAAAGCGATGAGGTCCCCCGAAATGCAGCGCGTGGCCACGCGCTGGTACAGCCAACGCAAGGCCCTGCCTCGACTGCCCATGCCCCAGGCATCCAGACAGTGGTAGCCCGCCGTCACTAGGCGTGGATCGCAGGCAGTGGCACAGGGTGAACCAGGCCCGACGATCACCCTCGATCAGGCCGATTCAGAGCACTGGCCCAGGGGGCCGGCCCGTTCTTTGAGCACAGGACCGGGCGACCCACAAGCCCTTCTCGCCCGATTTTTTGCGCGGCGAATTTTCAAGATCGCCCCCAAATTTGATCTTGCCCAAAAAGTGACTCTCTGTAACGTCACTCACCGTGACTGGGGGTGATCATGGTCGAAGATCGGATTGCCGAAGAGCTTGACAACCTCAACGTGACCAGCACCGCCCCCGGTCTCGCCGCGACAGCACTGAAGCTCGCTCGCGCCCTCGACAAGATCCCCGACGGTGACGCTCCGACATCGCAGGCCGTCGTCGCCGACAAGCTCCACGCCCTCATGGTCCGCCTCCGCGCACTCGCGCCAGTCCAGTCGGAGGGGGACGGCGTCGATGACATCACTCGCAAGCGAGAAGAGCGCCAAGCCGAAGTCCGCCGCAAGGCCGCCGGGGCCTGACGGGCCAGTCCGCGGCTGGCAGCAGCCGCCCATCGAGATCGTCCCGCCGTCTGTCTCCAGCGCGGGCCAGGAGGCCATCGACCTCGCCGCACGAGCAGGGCTGAAGCTCGACCCGTGGCAGCAGCACGTCCTGCGGCAGGGCATGGGCGAGGCATCCGACGGCAGCTGGGCGGCCTTCGAGTGCTGCGTGAACGTCCCAAGGCAGAACGGGAAGGGCGGGATCATCGAGGCCCGCGAGCTGTGGGGCCTCTTCATCGGCGGCGAGCAGTTGATCCTGCACAGCGCTCACGAGTTCAAGACCGCCAAGGCCGCCTTCAAGCGCATCGAACGCCTCATACGCGGGTGCCCTGACCTGCACAAACGCGTCAAGACGTACCGATACACCGTCGGCGAGGAAGCGATCGAGCTTCACACCGGCCAGACGCTGCGTTTCATCGCCCGCAGCAAAGGGTCGGGCCGCGGCTTCACAGGCGACTGCAACATTTTGGACGAGGACATGATCCTCGGCGACGACGCGATGGACGCCCTGCTGCCGACCATGGCGGCCGTCGAGAACCCGCAGATCTGGTACCTCGGCTCGGCGGGTATCGGCCCCCTGTCGGTCCAGCTCGGCCGCCTGAGGCGAAGAGCCCTGGCAGCCATCGAGGCGGGCACGCTCGACCCCTCCCTGGCCTACTTCGAGTGGTCCGCGAACCTTCACGTCGACGAATGCCCACCTGGGTGCTCTGCCCACGACGATGCGGCCTCCGGCGAGGCGGTTCTGAAGGCCAATCCGGCGGTCGGATACCGGCTGACGCTGGAGAAGGTGCGCAACGAGCGGATGACGCTCTCTCCAGCCGGCTACGCCCGCGAGCGTCTGGGGGTCGGTGACTATCCCTCGGACGGTACCGACACCTGGCAGGTCATCGGAGAGGACGCGTGGCGGGCTCTGGCTGACGCCAAGGCCAAGCCGAATGGGCCGTACTCGTTCTCCATCGACGCGACACCGGAACGGGACTACGCATCGATCGTGGTGGCTTGCCCGTGGCGGGGCGGAACACATCTCGAAGTCGTCGAGCACCGGCAAGGCATGGGCTGGGTCGTGGAGCGAGCGCGGCAGCTCGACGAGAAGTGGGGGCCACGCTGCTGGGTCGTGGACGGTGGCGGCCCAGCTGGCTCGCTCATCCCGGACCTTGAGGACGCCCTCGGCATCGCGGTGGTGCAGCCGAAAGCGCGGGAGATCGCACAGGCGACCGGCCAGTTCTACGACGCGGTGGCAGATCAGTCCATCAGCCACCTGGACCCGCCGCCCCTCGCTGTGGCCCTCGCTGGAGCCCAGAAGCGCCCGCTGGGTGATGCATGGGCGTGGGCCCGCCGCGGTGTGGGTGTCGACATCTCTCCGCTTGTGGCGGCCACGTTGGCGAAGTGGGGCCTGGGCGCCGAGGTCGAAGAGAGCACTGACCCGCTCGACAACATCTGGTGAGAGGGGGCGGCATGGGCCGCAGGCTGCTGCAGAGCGCTGCAGGTATTGCTGGCAGCGTGACAGGCGCGGCTCTCCGTTTCGGGCCTGCGGCTGCTGGTGTGGGCCTCGTTTCCTACGGGGCGTGGCTCACATGGGCCCCGGCCGGCTTCATCGTCGCTGGGGTCCTGATCTTGGCTGACCAGGTCGCGGGACGGGGGGCCAGGTGAGTTTCCTTTTTGGGCGCCGCGAGCAGCGGGCTTCATGGATCCCTGAACCGCCGATCCCGACGAACGGCTCGCAGGGCAACGGCAGCTTCGCCCGCGTGGACCTGTCGCGGACGGAGGCGTCCCTGCAGAAGGTGGCTGTCTGGTCCTGCGTGGACTTGGTGGCCACGGTCGCCGAGACGATGCCGTTGGACTACTTTCCGCGCCCTCGGGTTTCTCAGCCCCTTCCGGCGTGGATGGCGGATCTGGCGGGCGATGGGTACGGCCTGCCGGACTGGATCCACCAGTTCGTCTGGTCGGACATGCTCCGCGGCAATGTCTACGGCATTACGGCTGCCCGCGATCCGAAGCGGGGGACACCGACTCAGATTGTGCTGCAGCATCCCGACCTGGTGGGGGTGTCGCTGGGCGAGGACGGCCAGCCCGACTGGCGTGTGAACGGGGAGGCGATTCCCCGGGACGACCTGTGGCACAAGCGGGCTCACACCGCTCCTGGCCGGCTGCTGGGGCTGTCACCGATCGCCCTGCAGGCCACGACCATCTCCACGGGAATCTCGGCCCTCAGGTTCGGTGCTTCATGGTTCGAGGATGGCGCGCATCCTTCGGGCATTCTCTCCAGCGATCAGGCCCTCGACGCCCGGCAGGCGCTGACCGCCAAGGAGCGGTTCATGGCGGCGGTGCACGGCCGGCGAGAGCCCGCAGTTCTCGGTAACGGCTGGAAGTACCAGTCGATCCAGATCAGCCCCAATGAGTCCCAGTTCCTGGAGACGAACAACTACACGGCTGCGGAGTGCTGCCGCATCTTCGGCCCCGGGTTCGCCGAGATCTTCGGGTACGAGACTGGCGGCAGCCTCACCTACTCGAACATCGAGCAGCGGTCGATCGACTTGCTCACCTACGCAGTGGACCCGTGGCTGGTGCGCATTGAGCGGGCTCTGACGGCTCTCCTTCCTCGCGGCCAGGCAGTTCGGTTCAACAGGGCTGCCCTTGTTCGAACGGACCTGCTGACGCGCTACAGGGCCCACGCGATCGCCCTTCAGAACCGCTTCAAGGTCGTGAACGAGGTTCGCGAACTCGAGGAGATGAGCCCTGTGCCGTGGGGCAGCGAACCGAACCCGATAGGGCCGTCCCCATCAGACCCCGAAGGAGGTCAGCCGTGAACGACAAGAGCGAACGCGCCTCCGCGAAGGGGATCGTGCGACGCGCCTTCCCCGTACAGCTGGAGACCCGCGCCAAGGCTGGCGCGTCCGGCGTAACCACAATCAGCGGCTACGCGTCAGCGGTCGAAGAGCCTTACGAAATGTGGGACTTCCTCGGCTCCTACGCGGAAGTCGTCCGGGCTGGGGCCTTCTCCAAGACCCTGAGCGAGACCCCCCAGGTGCAGCTGCTACTGAACCACGGTGGGCTCGCGATGGCCTACACGAAGGCCGGCACGCTGCGCCTGGCAGAGGACTCGACCGGTCTGCACATGGAGGCAGACGTCACCTCGTCCCGCGGCGACGTCCAGGACATGCTCCTAGCTCTAGAGGACGGCAGCGTCGACGAGATGAGCTTCGCGTTCCGAGTGACGCGCCAGATCTGGTCACCGGACTACGACCAGCGCGACATCCTCGAGGTCGACCTGCACCGCGGCGACGTCAGTGTCGTGAACTTCGGCGCGAACCCGGCCACCAGCGTCACGCCGGCCATGCGCGGAGCCGACTTCGACAACCTCACGGACGACGACGCACGCACGCTCCTGGAGCGACTGCAGCGCCGTTGCGCGCCGGCCGTAGGGCCTGAGCCGCTGGCTGGGCATCCATTCTCCCTCTACCTGGCGCAGGCCCAAGCCCTGGACCTGTAGCCGACTCGCCTGCACCACCTGACGCGCCGGAGCTCACGCCGGGGCGCTGCTCGGCATGCCCGAGAGCGCCACCACCTGGGCCACCACCCGGACGGATCGCAGGCGCGACCCATCACCGTTACCTTCCGAAAGGAGCGAGCCATGCTCGCATTCCTGCGCAAGCAGCTGCAGGACGCGCTCGAGCAGCGGGGCGCGCTGAAGACCGACCTGGACGGCATCCTCGACGCCCCTGGCAAGGAGCAGCGCGACCTCACCGATGCGGAGAAGACCGCGTTCGAGGAGAAGCGCGACGCCATCAAGGCCAAGGACGAGGACATCGACGACCTCAAGCGGCGCATCGCCGACCTCGAGGAGGCCGAGGAGCGCGACAGCAAGGCCGCGGAGCTCCGCGCCAAGTACTCCCCGGCCGGCCCGCAGGCCACCGGCATCAAGGTCGTCTCCGAGCCGGAGACGTACCGCAAGGGCGGCCAGCAGTCCTACTTCCGCGACCTGTTCCGCGCCCAGCAGCGCGGCGACAACGAAGCCATCGGCCGCCTCCAGCGCAACGACCGCGAGGTCCAGGAGAAGCGCGCCCTGACCACCACCGACGGCGGGGTCGGCGAGTTCGTTCCCCCGCTGTGGATGGTCGAGGACTACGTCCGCCTCGCCCGCGCCGGCCGTGTCGTCGCCGATCAGATCGCCCACGAGACGCTCCCCGCCGGTACGGACAGCATCAACCTGCCGCGGCTCGCCACGGGCACCTCCACCGCGGAGCAGGCCACCCAGAACTCGGCCGTCTCCAACACCGACGCCACTTCCAACAGCGTCAGCGCATCGGTGGCAACGATCGCCGGACAGCAGGTTGTCTCGCAGCAGCTGCTCGACCAGTCGCCGATCAACATGGACGCGATCCTGCTGGCCGACCTCGCCGCGGACTACGCCGTCCGCCTGGACACGTTCGTCATCACGAACAACACGGCCAACAAGCGTGGCCTGCTGAACGTCTCCGGCTCCAACGCCATCACCTACACCGACGCCACCCCGACCGTCGGGGAGGCCTACGCCAAGACCGGCGACGGCATCCAGCAGATCCACACCGGCCGCTTCATGCCGCCCGACAAGATCTTCATGCACCCGCGGCGCTGGGCCTGGTACACGGTGTCTCTCGACACCGCCGGCCGGCCGCTCGTCGTCCCTGTGGCGCAGATGCCGCAGAACGCCCTCGCGTCCATGGGAGACGTGTCGTCCGAGGGTTTCGTCGGCACCCTTCAGGGCCTGCCGGTCTACGTCGACCCGAACATCCCCACGAACCTGGGCGCCGGCACGAACGAGGACCGCGTCATCATCGTGCGCTCCAGCGACGTGATCCTCTTCGAGGGCTCGCCCCGTGCCGAGGCGTTCCGGGAGACCTACGCCAACCAGCTGTCGGTGCTGCTGCGGTTCTACAACTACGCAGCCCTGCACTCCGAGCGCTACCCGAAGTCGATCAGCGTCGTGAGCGGGACAGGGCTGATCACCCCGACATTTTGAGGTAACTGCACCGACTTTCTAATAAAGTTGGTGCATGACCCTCAAGCTGTGCAACCGGTGCAGGACGCCCAAGCCAGAGGTCGAGTGGCACGCCTCTCAATGGGTGCGAAAGGCTGGTTGGTGCAAAGAGTGCTATCGGCAGTGGCACCGGGGCCGGTATGCCACCCCCGTGGGCGACGAGCTGCGCGAGTGTTCTGCGTGCAGCTCGTCGTACCGCCCCAAGCAGCGTCGGGTGTCTGCGTACTGCTCGCGGAGCTGCAAGGACAAGGCGAAGAACGCTGCTGTGGCTGCGGTGCGGGAGTTGAGCAAGCCAGCTCGGTCATGCGTCTGGTGCGCTTCCCCGATGCCGCAACGAATGCGTTCGGACGCGAAGTTCTGCTCCGAGCAGTGCAACAACCGCGCGCACGCGGCAACGCGCAAGATGTGGCAGCGGCTCGGCATCCCCAAGGGAGACGTGCCGCTCGTCTCCCGCAAGTACTTGGCTGACCGTGACGGCCTGAAGTGCCACTTGTGCAACTTGAGGTTGAGCCTCCTCGCGAAGCACCCCAACCCGGGGTACGCCTCGATTGACCACGTCATTCCGCTGTCTGCGGGCGGAACCAATGACCTCGCGAACCTGCGGCTTGCGCACCTGGTGTGCAACTTGCGGAAGCGCGCCAAAGCCATGGGGGAGCAGCTCGCATTGATCGGCTGACTCCTCCTCTTGGAAGGAGCCCAGCCATGCCTCCCCGAGCACGGAAGACCGCCGACGACTCACCCGAGCAGGATGCTGACTCGACAGAGGCTCCGGAGGCGACCGAGGTCGCTTCCGCGCCCGAGCCTGACGCTACCGAGGAGATCGGTACCACGGTGATGGAGCGCGCCTACATGGACGCCCTGCAGCGGGAGCGCGCCGGGTACGAGCAGAGGGGTCTGACGGATCGGGTGACTCAGGTCGACGCCGAGCTGAAGCGCTTCAAGCGATAGTCAGGGGGACCCGATGGCCCTGCTGACGCTGGCCGAGGCTAAGGCCCAGCTCGATATAACGACCACAACACACGACCAGGAGCTCACTGCCTACATCGACGCCCTCACCCCGATCATCGAGAGGTACGTCGGACCGGTCGAGAACCGGTCCGTCACGGAAACGGTCGACAGCAAGGGACTGGCTTTGGCCGTCACGCAGGTGCCGGCTGCTTCCCTTACGTCGATCTCTTCGGTGCTGGCGGGCGGTCTTGCCCTGAGCGTCGACGACGTGGTCCTCGATGGGGCTGCAGGGGTCATCCGCCGTCTCGATGGCAGCTTCTTTGCCGGGGGCCCCTGGGAGGTCGTCTACACCGCGGGCCGTGGACAGATCCCCCCGACGATCAATGTGGCTGCGCGCATCCTGCTGCAGCACCTTTGGCGTACCCAATACGGGGCCGCCCGTGGCAACTCCGGCAGTGACGACTTCGATGTGAACGAGCCGGTTGCCGGTTGGGGCTACGCGGTCCCGAACCGGGTGCTGCAGATGCTCGAAAGTTTCAAGGTGCCCCCGGGGGTGGCGTGATGGTGACTTCCCGGGTCCCGGCCGCGGTCGCGGCTCTCCTCGACATCCTGCGCGCGGCGCCATCCCTCGCCACCAGCGTGCACATCGAGGACGGCCCGACCGCGGTCAATCTCACCGATCCCGACCGAATCTACGTCGGTTGGCAGCCCTCCGGGGAAACCGCGGTGTCCTTTGTCCAGGACTTCAATGCGGCTGGTGCCCGGACCCGCGATGAGGACTTCGTCATCTCCGGATACGTCGAGTCCCGGGGCGGCGACAAGGACATGTCCGTCCGCCGCGCCAGGGTCTTCGAGATCCTCGCTGCCGTCGAGGACGCGCTTCGCGCCACCGACGCGGCCCCCGAGGCGCCCACGTTGAACCGCACTGTCCTGTGGGCGCATGTGACCGCAGGCGATCTGTTCCAGCAGCAGAGCAATGACGGTGCGCTCGCCGGCCTCAACTTCGCGGTGTCCTGCCGCGCCCGACTCTGACCCACCCCATCCCAAGGAGTACAGCCATGGCGCGTGTGCGCTTCATCGGCAACGAGCCGGTCACCGTGCCCGAGCTCGGTGGCCGTGAGATCCAGCCCGAGCAGCTTGTCGAGGTCCCGGACAACAGGTTCGAGGGCTACGTCTGCCAGACCACGACGTGGGAGCCGGTCGAGGAACCGGGCGCCGCGAAGAAGACCGCGGCCAAGCCGCAGAAGACGGAGGGCTGATCCATGGCGATCGGATCCGGACTCGGCGCGCAACTCGGCATCTCGGCCGAGACGACCTACGGGACGTTCGTGGCGCCGGCCAAGTTCGTCGAGTTCAACAAGCAGTCGCTGGCTCTCAAGAAGACGTTCGCGCAGTCCACGGGCATCGCGGCGGGGCGTTTGATGGCGCTGTCGTCGCGGCGTGTGGTGACGCAGCGGGAGGTGTCCGGCTCCATCGAGCTGGAGGTCGCCAACAAGGGCATGGGTGTCCTGCTGCAGGCGCTCATGGGCACGACGGTGACGCCGGTCCAGCAGGGTGTGACGGCGGCGTACCTGCAGACCCACACGCTGGCGGACACGTGGGGCAAGAGCTTGACGATCCAGGCTGGCATCCCGCTGACGACGGGCACGGTGACGGACAAGACGTTCCTCGGCTGCAAGGTCACCTCGGCGGAGTTCAGCTGCGAGGTCGGCGGCATGCTGACGGCCACGTTCGAGGTCGATGGCAAGGACTGCGACGAGGGCCAGACGCTGGCTGTGGCGAGCTACGGAGTGACGTCGCCGTTCCACTTCGGGCAGATGGGTCTGAAGACTGGCGCCTTCGGCACCGAGACGGCTCTCGACGGGGTCCGCAAGGTGTCGGTGAAGATCGAGCGCCCGCAGGCCACGGACCGGTTCTATGCCAACCAGTCCGCCCTCAAGGCTCAGCCGATCAGCAACGACCTGGTCAAGGTGACCGGCTCGCTGGAGATGGACTACGTCGCCACCACCGTGGATGACCTCCACACCAGCGATGGCGCCACCTCCCTCGTGTGGGAGTTCGTCGGTCCGATCATCGCGTCGACCTATGCCGAAACTTTCCGGGTCAAGATGCCCGCGATCAAGGTGGACGACGCCCCTCCGACCGTCGACGGCTACCAGGTTGTGCGCCCGACGTTCAACTTCAGCGCGCTCTTCGACGGCACCAACCCTGTCGCCATCGAGTACATGAGCTCGGACGTCACCCTGTAGGAGGTCGCTGTGACCACCAGCAGTGTGCAGATCACTGGGGCCGATCAGCTCGTCGACCTGTCCCGCCGTCTGCGCGCGGCTGGTGGTCCGCGCCTACAGGCGAACCTCGCACGCAGGGTGCGACGGGCGGCCGAGCCGCTCAAGAACGACCTTCAGCAGACGATCCGCACTCTGCCGATCACCTCTGAACCTCGTAGGGCGGGTAAGCGCGGAGGGTCGAGCCCGACTACCCGTCCGCTGCGAACAACCCTTGCTGAGGCGGTTCGGATGTCCGTCCGCACTACGCGGCCCGTAGGTGCCCGGGTCTGGATGGACCGGTGGTCGTTGCCGTCCGACCTGCAGAAGATGCCTGCCGTCATGAACAGCAGCAACGGCCGGATCCGGCACCCCGTGTTCGGCAACAAGAAGCGCTGGGCGAACCAGTGGACCACCCCTCTGTGGTGGGACAAGACGGTCCAAACCCATACCCCCCGGATGCGCGCCGAGGTCGAACGGGTCCTCGACGATGTACGCCGCACCATCACCTAGGAGAACCAGTTGATCATCGTGTATGCCCCGACCATCGGGGAGGAGCAGCACTACGACGCGCGCTCTCTGCGCGTGTCGGAGGTGTCGATCGTCTCCCGGACGATTGACCAGAAGTGGTCGCAGATTCAGCAGGGCCTGGCCGACGAGGACCTCGACGCCATGCGCGGGGTGGCTTGGGTCCTTGCCAAACGGGCCGACCTGTCGCTGCGGTTCGGGGACTTCGATCCGGGTGTCGCCGAGCTCAGTACGCGGATGGACAAGACCGAGATCGAGTCCTACGTCGCCGGCGCGGTTCTCATCGCCCGGCAGGAGCCGAACGTCACGGAGCAGACGGTCCGTGAACTGGTCGAGGGCGTCGTTCTCGCGGCTGCGCTCGACACCGAGCACGCCCAGCGCACGATCGACAAGGCCCTGGCCGAGGCCCCAAAAGACCCGGGCCAGGCCGGCCCGTCGAGCAGCGACCCGACACCGACATCGACGAGCAGCGAGCCCAGTACCTCGGGCTCTTCGCCCACCTCCTCCACATCCCGCCGCAAGCAGTCGACGACCTCCTGATCGAGGACTTCGAGCGGCTGGTTGCGTGGATCGACCGGCACCTCGCAGCCCATACCGCAGGGAGTGACTGATGGCTACCAGTCGGTTGAGCTTTGTCCTCGACGGCCGGGACCAGCTGTCTCGGGTATTCGACCGGGCTGGGGATGCTGCGACCCGGATGTCCCGCCGGGTCGTGATCGCGTCCATCAACTCGGACGCGGCCGTGCGCCGGTTTGCAAACAACTCCGTCCGTTCTCTCTCGGAGATGGACACCTCCAGCTACTCCAGCGCGAAGGCTATGAAGGAGCTGCGGGGCGCCGCGATCAGTCTGGCGCCGGCCGCCATTCCGATCGCTGCCGCGTTCGCGCCGATCGCTGTCACTGCGGGTGCGGCGGGACTTGCGGTGGCTGCGTTCGGCGCGGCGCTGGGCGGTCAGATCGGCCCGCTCGGCGAGGCGGCGGAGGCAGAGAAGAAGTACACCGACGCGGTCGCGGAGAACGGGGCCCGGTCGGAAGAGGCGGTCAAGGCGCAGACGGACTATCTCCGTCAGGTGTCGAAGCTGCCCCCAGCAACGCGGCAGGCCGCGGCTGCGCTGTCGGTGCTGAAGGACGAGTACAAGGGCTGGTCGGACAGCCTGGCCGAGCACACGATGACTCCGGTCACCAAGTCGTTCGCGGTCTTGGGTGCGCTTCTTCCGCGGATGTCGCCGATGGCGCGGGGCGCGTCGCACGAGCTGGACCGGCTGGTGACGGTCATGGGCGGGGCAGTCGCCTCGCCTGGCTTCGACTCGTTCGCGACGAAGCTCGACGGGTTCACCACGGGTGCGATCCGGCGTGCGAACGACGCCCTGATTCACCTGATGCGGACGACGGATGGCGGAAAGGTCGGCGGCGCGGTCTCCGAGTTCCTGGACTTCGCCCGTGCTCAGGGCCCGGTGGTCGTGGACACCCTGCGCTCTGTGGCGACTGGGCTCCTGAACGTGCTGAAGGCCGGCTCCGATGTCGGGGTCGGGATGCTGACGGTCGTCAACGGGCTCGCGGGGCTGGTGGCCGCGGTCCCGCCTGGGGCGATCACCGCGCTTTTGCAGCTGGCGATCGCCATCAAGGCTGT